AGTAATATTTCTAATATCATAACTTATCTCCAAAAATTATGTTCTATTGTTTTTTTATAATTAGCATTTTTCATATTATGCTCTATAATATCCAAATTAAATTCTGGTTTCTTATTCATCATTTCATATTTACCCTTTCCTACCATTTCTTTCCATTTCAAATCTACATCTTTAGGATATTTTCTAACCCATTTTACTGTCGATTTTTTTAATAATTTTTTGGCTTTTTTACTTAAAGGTAAAATATATCTAAATTGTTTACCTTTAATTC